TGCCCGCGCGTAAACTCATTGCAACCGCGGCCTCGCTGGCAATGCTGTCATGCGGGGCCGCTATTTATTTATGGTGGAACCATGATCGACGAGAAACTCCTCACCGGCCTAGGTTGGACTGCACCAGCCATGTGGGCGCCCCTGCTGGAAGAGCATATGGCGCGGGCCGGTATGACCGCGAAGCCTATCCGTGCGGCCATGGCGCTGGCGAATTTCGGGCATGAAACTAACGGCGGGCGGCGGCTAGTGGAAAGCCTAGACTACAGCCCGGATCGCCTCGCGGCGGTGTTCGGGCCTCGCGCCACCACGCGCGCGCTTGATGCCTGCCGGAGGCCTGGCCGTGCTGCCGATGAGCGCGCCATTGCTAACGAGGTATACGGTGGAGACTGGGGGCGGCGCAATCTCGGCAACAAGCTGCCGGGCGATGGCTGGGATTACAGGGGCCGGGGCCTAATCCAGCTTACGGGCCGCTGGTCATACGCGCGCGTTGCTGGCGTGCTCGGGCGGGAATTGACGGATGCTTGGGTGGATACCATTGGCACGCCTGGCGGGGCTACAGAAAGCGCTTGCCTGTGGTGGTCCCGCATGGGCCTGAATGACCTAGCTGACAAGGGCGACCTGCCCAAGCTGCGCAAGGCCGTGAATGGCGGCCAGGTCGGGCTTGATGACGTGAAAGCCCGCTATGACAAAGCCCGCGCGCTGCTTGTAGGCTAGTGTCTGCATTGCAGATGATGCGCACAATGCTCACAACGCGCGCAATGTTTACAGGATAAGCGCGCCATTTCCTGAGCGTTTGCAATAGCTTACGGGCCTGCGCTTGCCCGTTTCGCGCGCGCTCAACCCCCCTGCACCCCCCTATATATTAGCCCGTTAGGGCTGATTATGGGGGGGTTTATCAAGTGTCGTGAGTTGTAAAACTGGCGATTGTAAGCACGACGTAGGACGTGGTGACGTCTAGGACGTCTAGGACGTGATAACGTATATATAAGATATATAAGAGTGCAAGAACCGTGCCAGTCGTGGGCATGGAAAAAAAGGGGCCTCCCTGATTCCAGAAAAGCCCCCATGCAAGAACCGTGCCAAGTTTACGGGTTGGCCTCAAAAAAGGCTTTGGCAAACCCCGCGGGTGTAATGCTGCGAAGCGCGGCCCTTTCGGGGCTCGGGCTAAACTTAATGATTTTAGACCCCTCTGTTGCTTCCACTGGCCGCTTGGGGGGGGGCGTGAAGTGTCCCCAGAGCAGCGTGCGCTTCGTGTAGGGGTCGCCATATTCGGAAGGATCAAACGCCATGCGAGGCTCGCCCAGGTATCGCTTCAACCGCCCAATGGGGTTTTCAAGCACCCACCATTGCGGGCGATGCACTGCGATGATGCGCATACAGGCATCAACCACAGCCAGGCCTTCTAGAATGGCCGCGTCGCCCTTGCTTTCCCAGTATCGCGCGCCGCTGCTGGCGAAGTGGGTGCATGGCGGGGCTGCTAGAACCCCGCGCACTGGGAACGGCAGAGCCTCAAATAGCCGCACGTCGCCGCCCCGCTTAATATCCACCTGTATCACGTCATACCCGGCATCACGGTAAGGCTGAGACCATGACCCCGTATAATCGCACAGGCTCAAGATCGTCATCATCCTTTGCGCAGCTTCTCAAGCCGGATGCGCGCCGCCTCGGCATAGCTGCTGCCGCTGTCGATCACGCGCTGGTAGCCGGCCATTAGAGCCCCCAGCGATACCGGCGCTGCCCTATCCGCCCGCTCTGGCCTGGTGCGGTGCTCGCGCTCTGCTATGGCGGCTTTCATCCTGTCCACCATCTCGCGCGTCTTCGCGTCATTAATCGCCTTTTGTTCTGGAGATAGGTCAGTGAAACTTACCTTTTTGGGAGCCTCCGGTGGCTTGCGCCGCGCGATCCGCTCCATTGCCAGCACCTTGCTAAAGAGCCGGTTAGCCTCTGGCTGCACCACCGCCAGCACCTCGCTCGCGCTAGGCCAGAATTTAGACTTGGCTGCCAGGTCTATCAGCGCATCTTCCGTGAAAGCCTGTGCTGGCACTCGCGCGCATGCCTTGGATACCGCGGTGGCCCATACAGCCGATTCCCGCGCGCTGGGAGGGTTGCTGAACCCGGCGTGGATAGGTGCTATCCAAGACAGCACAAAGGCCCCTGTAGGCGGCTGTAGAGCGCCCCTAGCCTGCTTGGCGGCCCGCTCAGCCTCCGCAACCAAAGACGGCGCCAGCGCGGGCGGTGGGAAACCCCCGGAGACGCTATCAGCCTCGCGCCGCTGCTCATCTGCCACGGCTAGGCTGAGAGGCTGCGATAGCGTCGGCATACGCCTGACTACAATGTCACTCATTGTCCCATTGCTCCATCATCTCGCGCCATGACGCGGCCACGATCACAAGCCCGGCTATCAGCGCCCCGAGGCAGCCGGCAACAAAAACCCCCACGATGGTCCACATTAGAAAAGCTCCTCCGCGCTACCTTCAACGATCGGCTGCACGCGCCGCGCCAGGTCTTCTCTGTTGCCCACGGCCAAGTCTTTCGGCGCGAACAGACCGGACCAGCCATTCTCTATGCTCTGCCGAATGACAGCCGCGGGATCGGCGCCATTCTCCCAAAAGGATTCCAACCGCGCCGCGGACAATTTCTTGGCGTGCAGAGTCCAAGCCGCGCCGCTTTTGGCCTTGCGATACATGTCCCACTCAATCCAGGCATCCACGGGGATGCAGGACGGTATCTCAAGGGTTTCAACCGGCTTGGAAGCCTTCTGGACGGCCTTGCGGGGTTTGACCGCGCTGCCGAACAGTTCAGCCGATAGGCCCTCTTCAACGAGCCGCCTGCCCACATACGAACGGGTGTGCTCGGTGCGCTGGCATATCAGGTCGATCTGTTCCAAGACTTCGCTTGGCACGCGGATAGCTAGGGTTAAACTAGGCATTGTGTGCTCCTTATACGTTGTGCGCATCGTGCGCGTTGTATGCGTAGGGGGTTTTGCTGGGGCTTGCAATAGGGGGTTGCGCGGGCGATAACGGTGGCGGCAGCGATGTCATTGTGTTCCTTTCCCAAGCTATCCACTTAGCCCTGGCCTAACCGCTGGGGCTTTTTTTTGGCCTATCGCATTTTCCTGCTTGACCCGGTCAAAACCACACGTAAAGTGTGTGTCGCGCCATAACAGGAAAGGGACAGCGCAAATGGAAGAAGTATTTTTCGGCAAACACGCCGATTCGGACGATCTTTGGACCGTTTATCTGGATATTGATGACGAGTCTGCTCACATCCAGATTGTGATGGAGAATGCCGATCAGGAGTTGATCCGCGATGCCATCTATCTCCCAACCGTGATGCTGCCGGCTTTGGCTACCGCAATTCACAAGTATTTCGCGGGCAGCCGCAAGATTATCGAGGTGGTGATATGAGCGGCTTTAGTCCCGACGAGCGCCGCAGCGCCTGGTGGAGCACTGATAGCCGCCGCGCCGTGTCTGGCAAGGCATTTGAGGTGGTGGCCGAGAAGATTGGCCGCAGCGAGCGCCCCGATCTGAGCGAGGTTGAGGTGGTGCAGATGGGTCTCCGCATGGAAGCCACCATTGCAGCCTTTGCCAGCGAGGAATTGGGCCAACTGAAGGCGCTAGGCGATGCCGTGGCTACGCATCCGCGGCATTCGTGGCTAAAGAGCCATGGCGACTACATGGCGCAGGACAATTCGTTCCTGGTGGAGTGCAAGAACTACAACGCGCTGCACATCCACCAGTATTCTGAGCCTGGCGAGCCTGTGCGGGTGCCCAACGCGGATTGGGCGCAGTGCTGCCATGAAGCCGCGTGTTTCGGGGTCAGCACGGTCTATCTGTGCATCCTGTTTGGTGGACAGCGTTTCAGGACGTTCAGGCTGGATTTCTCAGAGGACGAGAAGGAAGGCCAGATAGCGCAGATGGCGAAGCTCTGGGCCATGGTGGAGGCTGGCACCCTGCCGGATCCTGAGACCGTCTCGCAGTGCAAAGCGGCCTACCCTGCCAGCACCGATGGGGTCGCCACAGCCTCACTAGAGCTTGAGCAGGCCGCCAAGCGCCTGGCAGGCATCAAGGCCAGCATCAAGGCGTTTGAGGCTGAGGAAGACCGCCTACAGACGGCCCTGCAACGTGCCATGGGCGATGCCGGCGAGATGCAGACGCTGGACGGGCGCACCTTGGCAACGTGGAAGAGCGCGAAGGCTTCCAAGCGGTTTTCCGCGGACCTGTTCAAAGCCGCATACCCCGACATCTACGAGAGTTTCGTAGTTGAGCAGCCCGGTTCACGCCGGTTTCTTTTGAAGGAGAAAGCAGAATGAATATGGATTGGAAGCAGTGGAGAGTGGCCGACACGGACATCCCGAAAAGGGTCAAGACCGTGCTGATGGCGCACGATCCGGCCATGGTCTGGGCAGACGTGCTCGGCATGAGCGAGAGAGAACTGCACAGCCTGCCGCAGATGGGCAAAACCAACCGGGAAAACCTGTTGTTCGTGCTGCGCTCTGGCGTTGCCGGCGAGTTGGTCAAGTGCAACCGCACGCTGGGGGAGGTTGTCGGCGATGAGTAACATTGTGCCAATGGCGGACATCCAAAAGATGGCGCAGGTGGCAGCCGACAGCAAAATGTTTGGCTTCAAAAACCAGGCTGAGGCCATGGCTATCATGCTGCTGTGCCAGGCTGAAGGCATGCACCCGGCGATTGCGATGCGCGACTACCACGTCATTAATGGCCGCCCCTCAATGAAGGCTGATGCCATGCTGGCGCGGTTCCAATTGGCCGGCGGTAAAGTTCACTGGCCGCGGATGGACGATGCCGAGGTTACTGGTGTGTTTTCGCACCCTGCCGGTGGCGAGGCCACGATCACATGGAATGATGAGACGATTAAGCGCGCGGAGTTGTCTCGCAATCCCATGCACCAAAAATACCCGCGGCAGATGAAGCGCGCGCGCTGCATATCGGAAGGTATTAGGGCCGTTTATCCCGCCTGTGTGGCTGGTGTGTATACGCCCGAGGAAGTGCAGGACTTCTCGCCGCCCAAGGGCGCCAAAGTGGTGGACGTGATGCCAGAGCCAGAGCCTGAGCCGGTGCCTGATTATGCCGTCCACCTCTACAAGCCTGATGGCACGATCTACGCCAGCTTTGAAACCGAGGCGGAAGCCTACCAGGCTTATTATAAGGTGGTGGACAGCATCGCGGCCAACGCTCGCATCCCCGAGGACGAGAAGCTGGAAAAGTTGCGCGCGTTCAAGCAGGCTAACGCTTTTTGGATGGAACCTGAAACTCAAGAGGAGCCTGCGGAATGAGCAGCACATATGCCGGCAAGCCCGGCAAGGGCGCCATCTTCTCCACGGAGAAGAAAAGCGAGAAAGGCCCTGACTACAAGGGCAACCTCGTGCTGGATCGGGACTACAAGGCCGGCGAACAGGTCAAACTGGCGGGATGGCAGAAAACCAGCCGCCTCGGGCCCATGGTCAGTCTCAGCATTGATAGCTGGAAGCCTGATCCTGATTGGAAGCCCGATCCCGAAAAGGCGAAAGAGCGGGAGAACACTTATCGGCCAGGCGGCAGTACCCGCTTTGACGATGATGTGCCGTTCTGATGGGCAAAGCGCAGCGAACCAAGGGCGCAACCTTTGAGCGGGACGTAGTGAACGCGCTGAAGGACGCCGGCATAGACGCTGCGCGCAACCTAGACCAGACGCGCGATGGCGGTGGAGACATCGACATCGGCGCGTACATGATCGAGTGCAAGCGCCGGGCCAGCATCGCCGTGTATGACTGGCTAGACCAATGCACACGCGCCGCCAGGCCGGGCCAAATCCCGCTGGTGGTGGCAAGGGGAGATAGACGCGAAGCCGTTGTCATCCTGCGCCTAGATGACTTCATACCAATGCTTGGAAAGGAAACAAAGAAATGAGCGAACCAGCAAAAGACGAAGCTGAATTGATGGAGCGGGTGGCAGAAGCCCTATACGATAATTACGATTTGGACCTACCGATGTCCTTTACTCTCACCGCCATCCGCGCGGCAGGGTGGGTGGTGGTGCCGGTTGAGCCGACTGAGGAAATGCTAGATATTGGCACCAGCCACATTTTTCAGCCGGGCGTGACTTGGCATAAATGCGCGGGCGATGTCTACCGCAGCATGCTCAAAGCAGCGCCGGGGGTGAAGCCATGAGCAAGCCGTTGGATGCCATCAAGGCAGAACTGGATGCCATCCAGGCAGAACTGGACGCCCTCCGCGCCAAGAACGCGCGGCTGAGGGAGGCGCTGGCTTTTTACGTTCGCATTCGCGCCCAGCCGGTCGAACTAGTCAAAGATTTCGGGAATACCGCCGAGGCAGCTTTGAAGTGGAAGCCGTGACCGTCAAGCGCGTGCGGTGGTCGCCGGAAATCATAGGCGGCGTGTATCCTGGCGGCATCCCATGGACCGTTGAGGAACACAAACGCCTGTTCGACATGCTGCAAGAAGGCTGCACCCTCCGTGAAATTTCACAGAAACTAGACCGCACCTATGTCAGCGTGAAAGACAAGGTAAACCGCCTGTCCAAAAACGGCGAGAACGCCAGGCAACCCGCAATCCGCAAGCCAGCGATAACCCGCGCCATCGAAGGAAAGGCCGCGGTAGCCAACGTGAAGTGCCTAAAGTGCCAAAAGGCATTCGAGAGCTATGACCCTAAACGCAACCGCATCTGCGCGCG